TACGAAATATGACACTTGACCAAATAGCCATCGAATGTGGCACCGATAAGGCATCGACCGGGCATAACTACACGCCAATTTACGAACGCCATATTGGCCACCTGAGAAACGAATCGTTTAGCTTGCTCGAAGTTGGCGTTGGCGGTTACGAACACCCGGATCGAGGGGGCCAGTCAATTCGTATGTGGGAGCGGTATTTTCAAAACGCGGATATACATTGCGCGGATATCCATCCAAAGCAGTTGAATTTTGAGCGGGCAAAGTTTTTCCCCTCCGGCCAAAACTCCGTTGAATTATGCCGGTACGCGCATTCAATTAAGCCGCTAGTCATAGTCGACGACGCATCGCATGTTAACGACCTGACGATTCAAACGTTTAAGAACCTTTGGCCAACGTTAGCGCCCGGAGGTTTTTATATCATTGAGGATTTACACACCGCTTACTGGCCAGAAGAGTACGGAGGTCAGAACGATACTAGCACGTCACATCGTTCCGTTATGGGATTTTTATTCAGGTTGCAGCACGACCTGAACGCCGAATGGACAATCCCGGCATCGAAGCGAGTATTTCCGGACATTGAATCAATTACGACGTACAAGTCAATCGCCATAATCAAAAAGCATGGTTAGTTATCCTTTACTTGGCTCAGCGAAGCGCGGTAACCTAGGCAACCAACTATTCCAGTTGGCATCGACCATTGGTACCGCGATGCGAAATAAAACCACGGCCCATTTTCCGGACTGGAAATACGCCCATGAGTTTGAGTTTCCTAAGTGCGTTAAGTTTGGTGAACTGCCCGACCTACCGCCGTTCCATGAGCCTAACTTTGGTTACAACCAATTGCCTGACGGCCACGCACTAGACGGATGGCTGCAATCGGAGAAATACTTTCCAAAGCCGCCGTTTAAGCTAAAGGGCATCGTAAAGCAACCTAACACCATTGCCGTATCAATTCGGCGTGGCGATTATGTAAACAACCCGAATTACTTTCAACTGCCGATTACATGGTACATTAACGCGATCATGCAGGTGCCGGATTGGCAAAACAAACAAATACTATTTTTCAGCGATGATATCGAATATTGCAAGGTTCATTTTGAATGCGTTACAAACGCCGTATTTGCCACAGGCACACCCATCGAACAACTCCGGCAAATGGCCGGGTGTGAATGGTTCGTAATTGCTAACAGCACATTCAGTTGGTGGGGCGCGTACCTATCCGGATCCAACAACGTAATTCACAGCGGGCAGTTGTTCCGTGGGGGATTACTTACCCAGCACCCGGAAAACTGCCGGGATTTCTATCCTGAGCGCTGGCAGTTGTGCGATAAGTTCAAACTTGATCTTAGCGATGTAACGTTTACAATCCCGGTGAAATACGATAGCAAAGATCGAAAACAAAACATCGACCTATCCGTGTGTATGTTGCAGCGCGATTACGATTGCAGCGTACACGTGATGGAGCAGGGGGGCGATTATTTCAAGTATTTCAGCCAATGGTGCAAATACAGTCAAGTACAAAGCGCTAAGTTCCACCGAACAAAGATGCTAAACGATATGGCAGTGGCAGCACGTACACCCATCGTATGCAACTACGATTGTGATGTGTTTATTCCGCCGATGCAAATGTGGATGGCAGTTGACGCGATACGAAACGGGGTGCCAATTGCGTACCCGTATGATGGACGTTTTGCACGTATGCCGCGCCGTGAATGGTTTGTTAAACTCGAGCAGACGTTTGATATCGGAATTGTAGGCAATACGCAGTTTAAAGGCAAATACGGCAATCCAATGCCGACTTCATCAGTTGGCGGGTGCTTACTTTACAACCGCCGCGCGTTTATCGAGGCGGGGATGGAAAATGAGCGCATGATATCCTACGCCCCTGAAGATGCGGAGCGCTGGGATCGGTTCCACGCGTTAGGTTTATACGTTCGCCGTATCGGTGGGGCGCTTTACCACATGGATCATTGGATCGGCCCGGATTCATCAAAACGGCATGGGGATTTTTACGGTAACTATGAAGAACTGCTGCGTATCCGTTCGTTATCCGGTGATCAGCTACAAAAGGAGGTCAAGATTTGGCCGTGGGTGCAGGATGCTAAGGCGAAAATCAATTCACATGGATAAAGCAATCGCAAAACAACTGGCAGAGATCGCGGACGGACTGCCGCTAATCTTTACCCCCGAACCGGCCACCATGCAGATGACCGGGGTAGAGATGAACCTATCCGGATATGGGGAAACGCAGCGGTACGACCCAAATGGCGTGTATGAGGTGCCTACCTACGTGCTAAGGGCCGTTGAACACCGCATGCAGTTAAAAGACGCATGGAAGCGCTCAGGATTAACCGGCGTGAATGAATACATTGATAGCGTAATCGCAAAAGCCCGTGAAGCTGCAAATTGATACCCGTGAAAATGATAAACAAAAGTTGTGCTGTCAGTTTTGGGCTGACAAAACAACTACGGATATCGTTTACGGCGGATCGAAAGGCTCCGGTAAATCATTCATTGGCTGTTCGCTGATATTTGCATCTGCGCTAATGTACCCCGGTACGCATTGGTTTATTGCGCGGAAATCGCTCACCAACCTGCGAAAGTTTACCATTCCATCCATCCATGAGGTATTAGGTATTTGGAAGCTAAACGAAACGTATTACAAGTACAACGGACAGGATAACTATTTCACGCTACACAACGGCAGTCGTGTGTATTTGTTGGACGCTAAGTATCTGCCAAGCGATCCAGAGTTTTACCGGTTTGGATCCATGCAAAATACAGGCGGTTGGATCGAGGAAGCAGGGGAATTTGAGGTTGCCGCAAAAAACAACCTTGCAGCTTCAATAGGGCGCTGGAAAAATGCTGAGTACAATCTACCCGGCAAACTACTGCAAACGTGTAACCCGGCGAAGAACTACCTGTACAACGATTACTACCAGCCGAACAAAGCGGGTAAGCTACCCGATTACGTCAAATTTATTCAAGCGCTGCCACAGGATAATAAATGCCTGCCACCTGGCTATCTTGAACACCTCGAAAGGACGTTAACTAAAAACGAACGGGAGCGATTATTACACGGCAATTGGGAGTTCGACGATGATCCATCTGTACTGATGGATTACCCGAAAATACTCGACATATTTACCAACGATCATGTACAACCGGGGGAGCGTTTTGTATCTGTGGATATTGCCCGGCTTGGCGGGGATCGTATTGTTATTATTGAATGGAACGGATGGCGCGGTAAAGTAACGGCCTACAGCCGTCAGCGTATTGACGTAACCACAACATACATTCAGGCTGCCATGACCCGAAATCAAACCGGAGCAAGTAACGTTATTGTGGATGAAGATGGCATGGGCGGCGGCCCGGTTGACTTCCTTCGTGTTAATGGGTTCGTGAACAATTCCAGTCCATTACCCAATCCGGTAACAGGGGCAAAAGAGAATTTTGATAACCTAAAATCGCAATGCTATTTCAAGTTGGCGGATATAGTCAACAGAAATCAGTTATATTTGGAATGTGATGAAGAATTACGACCTTTGATTATTGCCGAACTCGAACAGGTAAAGCAAAAGATATTGGATTCCGACATGAAAAAAGGGGTAATCCCGAAAGAAAAGGTGAAGGAAAAACTAGGACGATCACCTGACTTTGCCGATGCGATTATGATGCGATGTTATTTTGACCTTAAACCGCGTAAAACATTCGCAGATGCCCTTTATTGACAAGTTAATACCCCAACCAAAGTGGGCTAAAGATTTACAGGCCCAAGTTGCTACTATGCAGGGGCAGACGCTACTAACCACATGGGTTAACTATAACAATGCCGTTTACCCGGATTGGGGAATTTTCAAAGAACTAGAGGCGTACCGCATTTACGACGATGTGTATTCCATCGTCAGTACACTAGCCCAGGCGGCTGCATTGGTGCCATTATACCCGGCAAAAGTTGTTAAGGATGACAAGGTGAAGAACTTCGACCGGGCAACGGGATTGCAACGCAAATACTGGCAAATTAAAGCGCTCGAGGATTTACCGGAAAATAACCCGATTGCGCTAACGCTTGAAAAACCGGCAATTGGCATGAGCCGATACGAATTTATGGAAGCCGTGTACACGTACCTATTCCTAGCCGGAGAGGTGTTTATGTGGCCGGTACCTGTGGAATCAGGCCCGGAGCGCGGCAGGGTGTTTTTCAACCTATTGCAGCCCGACAAGGTGACGGTGTTTATTTCAAACACATATCCGCAATATGTCACCCATTACGAATACAATATTGCAGGTAAGATATTACGATTTGAGGCAAACGAAATAATCCACATCAAATATTTCAATCCTTTATTTTGGTCAGGTACCGGGCAGGAATGGCGCGGGCTTTCCCCACTCCGGGCAAGCGCTCAGCGCCTAAGCCGATTAAAGGCGGGGATGGATGTGTCCGTGGCTCAGTTAAATAACGGAGGTGTTCCGGGCGTGCTAACCGAAAAAGCAAGTGATGCCGATGCTCAGGCAAGGGCCGGGCAGCGAAAGGATAACTACTACCGGTTCTTTCAAAACACGGCCAATAAAGGGATGCCGTACATGGGTACTGGTGAACTTGCATACATCGAAATCGGCGCTGCATTAGCTGATTTGAAGGTGGAGGAGTTGGCTATGATCGACTTCAAAAAGCTATGCAACAGCTACCACGTAAGCGCCAACCTGTTTAATAACGACGATGGAGCGAAGTACGATAACATGGGGTACGCTGAGCGCAGGTTATACACCGATGCCGTATTGCCTAACGTGATGCGCGTGCGTGATGCGATACAGGAATGGTTTAACCGCAAAGGGGCTAACATCCGTATTTATGAGGATTTGACTGGTATTAACGCACTGCAAGAAGACTTACAAAAGCAAGTGGCCGCGTTGAAGGATATGGATTGGATTACTATGAACGAAAAACGGGAAGTAACGAATTACGATACCCATGAAGACCCGTTAATGAATGCGATTATTATCCCAACCGGGAAAATGCTACTCAGCGATTTAGAAATGACAGGCGATTTACCAAACCCATCCGGCGATTATGGGCAGCAATAATACAACAGCGGAAAAGATAGCCAAGCGCGTACAAGGCTTGAAAGATCCCGAGCGTCAAAAGATCATTGATCGTTTGATCGCTAAAGAACTACCCATGCCGTCCTGCCCGTTAAAGCGTGAGAAGGTATTATGGGATCGCGCTCGCATCCGGGAAATGATTGAAGATGTGCCACACGGCCCAACGCATTACAAATGACAGCAGCGGAGAAACAGGAATACATTAACCGGTTCAATCGTTTATGGAAACGATATGAGGCTAAGTACGTCCCACGCTTAACCGAAATTATCCGCGCTCAGGTGGACGCGTTTATTGCTTCGTTCAGGCGATCACCAACGCCGTTGGCCGCAAACGATATCGACGCGCTACCGATGTACGAACTGATGAGGGAGTTGTACATCGGAGCCGGTACCGATTGGGCGGCAGTATCACAGGCTCACATCACTAGACAGGCACGGCAGAAATCCCGGCGGCCCATCGGGTTTAATCAGCAAATGTTCACGCTGATAACCGCGTACTTCGAGCGGTATTTATTCAACGATGTGCAAGGTATAACCGATACCACACGGCGTAACCTATTGGATATATTTGTTGAAG